GTTCCTCTGGGCGACAGGGGTCACACCCTGGCACCCCCCAGTAAGAACAAGTCTTTACTGAGGTTCTCGCCTTGCGGCGAACAGTTAGCGGGGAAGAGGATTTCGATCCTCTCAGAACCGCTAGGTACTCAACTTTGTTGCAGAACGAAGGTTCCAAACCAAACAACCTGTCGCGAAGAGGAAGTGTTTTCACCTCCTTCCAGCTCCAGGACCATTTGGCCCGGTTCCAACGTGCAAAGTTGCTGCCCATAAATGCTCCTTTATCAACCGTGAAGGCTGAATCGGGAGGTCCATGAAAAGGTCTTACAAAACGGACCCGCTCAGGACAACATTTAATTAAGAAGGGCCGTATATGGTCGAAGAAGTCCATACACAGCTTACCTCTTAACGTGGCATTGTGGAACTTAAACAGGTCCCTATTTTCTAAGAACCTGTAGTCCAAGTACGCTGGACGTACGTCCAGACCGCCATACCAATCTGTCCCACACGACTCTCGGAAGGCCCCCGTTAGGAAGGTCTTCTCCGAGTTATTCCTGAAGCCTATGAATTGGAGCAACTCCAATACAAGGAGGGCCTCAGACTGACGCACAACGATGTCATCTCCGTAGACTAGGAAGTCATCAGAGATGCGGTTTGCGCTGCAAACAGCGTGACAAACCGAGGCAAAGATGAGCGTTTGGAGTGGAAAACAGAAGCCGTTGCCCATCGATACAAACTTCTGGTAACTTTGCGAGTCACCTTTGTATCTATAACGATGGGATCTGAGACGATCAAGAAGATCGTACCAGTCTGGTGGCAACAGGTCCTTAACGAGCTGGGTGGCAAGACTGTCACTAGCTGCGGAAAGGTCGATAGTACAGTACGGGTTGAACCCGCCTAGACTACCGAGACGAGCCCATTCGCTGTTAAGCGCTTGGTTCTCGAGATCAATTCCGAAGAGGCGAAGGCGCCTCCTCATGAACTGATCAACACCTTTTTGAAGGAAGCCATTCAGCATCGGCTCAGACGCAATAGACCTAAAAGTCTTATACGTCTTAGGTACGAAACTAACTTTATTGTGTGATACCAACGCAACCCTAGCCGTGACTCGACTACGAAATTCTTCATAGTCAAGACACACAGGTTCGGAACCAAGAATAAGGTTCCTAAGCTGCTCGTGTCTCCACAAAGCGGGGATCGCGTACGAGAGCGCCGTGGGCGAACAGGACCAACTCGAAGCCGCAAGTTTGCGGCCCAAATTGGTCAGATTTCCGGTCACCCCCACACTGGCTCCTGGGCCGAAGTCGCAACCGTCATATATATCTAACAGAGGGGGGCTTTCCCCCAAAACTGCTTTGATATAACTACGCATCTCACCTAGGTAAGACGTGTAGAGATACCCAGAAGCACGCATTTCGCGGAACTTCTGGTTAATTACCTTACAGCTTTCCTCAGACTGCTGGAATTTCTCCCAAGCAGTGCGTTCAGGATTAAAACCCTGGACTTCAGAATTGCTATAAGGATATTTCTTGACGAGAGCAACAAATTGACTCCATACGTACAAACCTTGTACGCCGGGATGCACTGCAACCCGATCCGAGTCAACTAGAGGTAGAAGGCGAGTAAAATCCCGATTCCTGACGAAACCGTCAAGCAACCGGAAATCTTCCTCACCAACCACCTGCTTCACCCAATAAAGGGCCTGAGTAAGTATCTTGATATGGATGTCAAGGCTACTTTTAGCTAAGGGCATTACGCCCTGAACTTTGTATCTCTTCATTGAGATACCTCAGAGTGTGTTTGCGTTATTCAACAACAGAAAGAGGCCCATAGAGAACCCCCACTCACGTTTCTGATAAACATAAACGTTAAGAAGATTCTCGCCTCCAACAGACGTCGAGTAGGAACGATTGTCACGAAGACTATCGTACCGCATTTCTGCGGACTCAGGGACATCAGTCCCCCGAGAAACAAGACGTAGTTTGTAGGCACGCCGACTCCATAAGCCAAAGGCACGCGATCGACGGATAGTATCAACGAGCAGAAGGGACTTAACGTCCCAAACGCGCAATGACGTCCCGACAACCGTAGAGCCCTTAACAAATACGAGTTCAAACACATGTTTGTCTTTCATAAAATCCTCACAAGAAGATGGTTGAATAAAACTAGTGAAGCGTCCGAGCAGGAGCTCGAGCGCTCGGGTAGCAAAGCTCTGGAACTGGGCAGAATTAACCACCCAGAGGCCAATGCTAAGCAACCAGGTCGATAGTCTAGGAGGCATAACGCCCCCTAGTTACTGCACAATTTTGTGCTTCTCGACAAGGTCATCCCCGTTTGAGGAGATCAAGAGATCCCCCAAATCATCGCGGATGGAATCAATATCCGCCGCAAGGGCACCGACCGGGATGCTGAAGTTCGCTTCAGCAATCATAGTGTAAGGAACACTATTGATCACCACAGTTCGTGAGAACTTGGCGCTCGACCGTGCAACTCCCGGAAAGTCCGACGTAGGCTTGGCCGCAGTGCGCTTCAACTCAAGGATATCCTTGGTGTCGAAGTCATTGGATGGCCCAACCATACGCGCGGAGTCCGGCGTCGTGTTGGTATCGAAAGCGTATGCTTTCGTATTGACCGTGATAGTCATCTGTGAACACTCGTCGTTAATATTAAGGACAACGTTCACACACCCGCCGACTCGTGGCTCGACCTATTTAAGGAAGAGTTGAAGAGTTAAGGCAAAGGCATCAATGATCCTCTTATCGGTCGGTATAGCTTTGAAGCTAGGCAGATCGATACGGAGTCCCTTAGAGATGCCAGGTGTGCGTCGGACATCAGTGTAAGTCTGAATAGCACTTCCACTGGGTTCCTGGATAACCTCAAACGTCGAACTACTGCCAACGAATTCAGAATCTAGAATCCATTGCGCAGTCCGAGTCGTTCGAACTGTCGTCCAGCTTGATAACACCCGGATACCAGCTTTCGGGGTAATGCTGCGAATGAAGTTTCCTACATTCGCCCCCCAATCTAAGACAAACGAGAACGGTATGGTTTCCCACGCCGCTGCCGGAATCTCAGAGAAGCTGAATCCATAACGATTGTGCTCGCCGAAGATTTCGTAGAGGATCCCAGCTCTGACGTCCACCTGAACCGTCTGGTTGACGGTATAGTGGCAGTCAAAGAAGTTCCCTCCGGAAGTCACGACATCAGTGCGAGAACCAGAATCGCTAGCACTACCGCGCGCAGTCATGCGAACGGGAGTAGGTTTCTTACCTATCTTTAACGCCGCGCTACACGAGTTGATAAGAGGCATGATACCGAAACGGTACTTCAGCCAATTATCCGCAAGCAGCCCGACGGACGACTTGACCCGGTGTTTCCACCAGAGGTCACGAAGTACGCCACGGAGATGCTTGTCTAAGACGAGACGTCTTAGATTAAAGAGCTGAATCGCTTCGCGAAACTCAGCCAACTCGACCAAGCCTTCAACGTCCGGTTTAAGAACGTTTGCAGCAGCCTCAGTACCTGCAAGCTCCACGAGGGAGCCAGAGACCTGAGGAGAGGGAACACCAGGAGGCTCAGTGTAGAGAACATCCGCCTCGTAGTACTGAATAGCACTACCAGACCCCGACTTACGTCTGACTTTATAGCCAGAGTAGGATCGAGTCCTATCTATCTCTTGCGAGTAGAAGGGGTTGTTCACGATTTTGCCGGCTTTTTGTTTCCGGTGAAAATCAGGAGTAACCACATCAATTGTGGTTTTCTTTCTCCCACTATACAGATGCACAGGCTGTGTCGTACCGGTAGAAACACTGCCATTGAAGGCAGTTTCTTTCCAAGTACGAGTAACAGGATCTATGGACCCTCTAGTGCGCATTCGCATCGTCATGTGTCACCTCGGCTCTGCAAGGAATATGAGACAGATAAATGGTAGTTATCTACCATAAGATAGGGACCCCTAACGGGG